TTCCATCAACATAGTGATCTCCGGCAGATGAAGCAAATTCAGCATCCCCTGATATTTCATTCGCTTTAGCTATAGTACCAAAACGCTTATGAAGATATTCATCAGAATCATCTGTATCACCATCATTATCAATATCCTTGTCTTTAAGGTTATCAAAATCTGTTACAGCTTCTTTATCATCAATGAAGTCTGCTTTTTCATGTATAAAATATTTTTTCATTTCAGCCCTTAAACTCATTGTTGTCTTTTTAATACATATACAGCTTTATTTCCACTTTCCACTATTTTAGTCGGTGACATTTCATATATAGTACCTACTGACAAATGTGCAATGTTAATTGAACCGCCGCCGGCTAAGGTAATAGTACCAGCCGCGCTACTCTCACCTACTATTATAGCACCGAATCCATAATTAGAACCAGTAAAATTAACGGTAGTATTTTGAACTGTTAATGATGTATGATACCTGCCTGGAAATCCTAACCGGTTAAATTGACTTTGACCTAACTGTGATGTAGATTCATTATATGGTCCTGGACTACTTGCCATTCTGAACTCCTTTTAATTGATCGATTAATTCATAATATCGAAGCATTGTAAGAATATGTTTGTCTTGAATAGTTTTAATATTATTCATTCCACTAACCATATTAGTTACTTCCTGTAATTTAATCTTAACTACCTTAGATGGAATTGTACTATTTAATGTATTTAGATTTTCAACAATTACTGGAATTTGGTTTTTAACCTTATCTAGTAATGCAGGAGAATTATTAACTGAATTAACATATTCTTTTAATAGTTCTTTTTGATCTGCATTTAATCCAGAATACTTTTCATTGAATCTATCAACTACAATTTTAGATGCAAGCTTCCGTACTACCGGATCTTCTTTAGTAAATGATTCATTGATTGGTGCTGATTCTTTTTCTTTACGGATTACATATTCAATTATCGTACTTTGACATCTAGTAATCTCTGCAGGGGAATCAGCGACATTATATTCAAATAATTTATAAATACTTGCATTCAACTTATAGTTTGAAATACGTGCATTTATAAAGTTTTCAAATACCAATTTGTTTTTAATATCACGAATCAAATTATATTTTGATCTACGCAATGTTGTTTCATTTAATTGCTTGCGCGATTGAACTGCAGCTGATAAAAATCTAGTAGCCTGGTTCTCGGCTGTAAATCTTTCTTCGGCTAATGTACGGTATAGTGATAATTCCTTATATAATTCCGTTCCTTCTTTGAAATGTTTCTTTAAAAGTACTATTGCCGGCGAGTTACGATTCTCCATCGTATCGGCAGCAATTTGACGTACTAACAGTTCAAATAGAATAGCAGTATTCTTTACTTTAGAATGTTTTAATGAATTCATTCAAATCTTCCATTTTTCTGAGCATTTTTAATAAATATAGAACACATACTATTTCACTGTTTTTTCGTCTTCAATTAAATTACTCTCGTCTAATAATGTGCCATTATCATTATCAGAAGATTTGTCTTTAAGACTTTCATTTAATATTTGCTTACTTTTTAAACTAGTTGGTAATGTACTTATAAATGATGATATATCTTTCTGTTCCGTGCTTAATGCACTACCACCTTTGAAATCCGAGGTAGTCGAAAAGTCAGGTGTGGCTTTATCTTTAACACCAAATGGATCCCTACCAAATGCATCTTTATGCTTGCCCCATGTTCCATATTCTTTTGGACGTCCAGGACCTGCTTCATTGTTATCAGGCATACCAGGTAGACTGGCATTTGTTGATGTATGCATGGTAGCTATATCATGTGGCGTACCAAAGCTCATATTTGTTTTCTTAGGATCATTTCCTTCGCTGCTTATTTGCTCTCTTCGGAAACGTTCTTTAAGATCCTCTATTACCTGGTCTTGTTCATTCTTCCACTCATCCTCGGCCATATCAAATATATTTTCATATATCCATTGTTCTGAGAACATATTAAGTTCAATTAAATTAGCAGCCAGACCTTGACGCTCATTCATCAATTCAACTTTTTGCTTTTCATATATAATTGAAGGACTAGTTAACTGTAATTCAAAATCGATTAATTCTTCGTCTTGAAATCCTTGACTATATAAATGAACAATTGCTATTTTAGTTAGCTCTGAAATAAAGATTCTTTGAATCCTTTCAATTGTACGTGCAAATCGAATATCTTCCGCGGCTAATGTTGCCTTTCCCTCTACACCTTCATCATAACCTAAAAATGCTTTAGGTATCTTAAGAGCGGCCATCATCTTGTTACGCAGATATTCAATATCATCTATCTGGCCATCATTTGATAATCCCTGTAATGATTCAATACGTGTTCCAGATTCACCACCTCTTACCGGAAGATAAAAATCTTCAAGCATATTCATTAGATTGAATTTAAGATTATATTCACCTGTCTGTTCATCGATATACGGAGTCTTTTTCATTTTGTTCATGATATTCTGCATATGAGAATCAACTTCGTTAGGTGGTATATTACCTACATCAATATAAAACAATCTTCTTTCTGGGGCTCTCATTATTCTATGTAAGAGCATTGCATCTTCCATTAGTATCAATTGCTTGAATACTTTTCGAGCACCCTCAATCATTGATTTGCCATATGGTAAGAAATTAGCATCTGATAGTAATCTAAAGTGAGCTACTTCATATGGTTCCAATTCATTCTTTTGTGATACTGAATATGAATTGACTGTCTGTAATGTAAATCTATATGCATATGGATTATCAGGATCATATCCTTCTTCACGAACTACTTCATAAGATGACATGGGAGTCACGTTAATAATTCCTATCTCTGGTTCAATATCTAAATGTAAATAAAAATCACCGTACTTACATGCATTCCGTACCCAAGGCCATAAATTGTATTCGATATTTAAAATATCATAAAACAGGTTATGTAGTATTTTTTGTATCTTAGCATTATTAGTCTTAATACCTAATACATCATTTTCAACATTCTTTACTGTAGATTCATCTGCATATACATCTAATGCAGAGGCTATAATAGGATCTAAGTCCATTGCCTCATATTCAGTATATAATTCTGTTCTATTAGACTGAAAACTATATCCGGTACCATTATAAGTACTATACCGACCTGATTTCTGCTGTACTCCGGCGAATCGATCTGCATATCGACTATTATTAGCATTACCTGCTGATTGTAATCGGTTACTATCGACGACCTTTAATCGATCCTTACCTAACCGACGAACTACTACATTTGTAGAAAATAATCGTTCTAGTCTTTTAAAAAATGATTTATCTGCCATTATCTCGTTGTTTTATATAAATATTAACTATTCTAATAACCAGTTAAGATTATCATTATCTTTATCTCCGGTCTGCCATTCCCAGCCTTGCGCGGTACCGGTTTTGCTGGAATATACGCCAGAATTTGATTTACCAAAATGACCTAAGGCCTTGCGTGATAAATCTAATCCTTGCTGCTTTAATCGTAATGCGGTATCTCGTATCCATAATGCAATTCCTAAGGACATAACTAAGTCATCATTATATCCGCGCTGAGCTTCTGCTCTAGAACCATTCCATATAAATGTAAACAATTCATCGATGCATCTATTTGAATGCACTACAATACCTTTTTCTCTGAAATATGTTTCTAATTTAGATAATAATAATGGCCTTGTTTTTGATGTAGTTGAAAATCCCGGAACCATTTGCGATTTATTTTTGAGGTCATACCCTTTACGTAAATGTACTTCTTCATCTATATATGCATCCTGCTTATAAGAATAATATAAATTATCATATCCTTTATCTATAGCAACTTGTATAGTCGCCCATCCGATATTAGCATTCTCAATCACTAATAATGCATTGTTCCATTCAGCTGCAACTGCTAGTAACATATTACCATATTCCGTAGTTCCTATCTTACCTTTATATTCCGCGACTTGGCGTACTTCATCAATATCAATTACGTGAAACGCACTGTAATCACTACCATCACCTCGAGCCACGTCAGCAACCACGGCATATGATTTTGAATAATTCGGGTAATCCCATAACCAATAGTTTCCATCAAATCCTCTTTTTTCAATAGGGTCTTTTACATATGTTTCTTTATACCATTGTAATAATGTACCATCAATTACTGTATGGCCGGAAGAAACAAAATCGCAATCACATTCCTGGGCTGCCATTTTCTCACCTAACAACTGATCTTGCTCTTTTCTCCAATCATCATCTCGTTCCGGATGCATTGACCAATGTAATTTTATAGGTAAAAACTGTCCTCCGGAGGAAGCATCGACCCATGTTTTATGAAACCAATTACCAGTACCGTTAGGAGTAGATAGTGCAATACAACCACCACCAGTTGCTAACGTTTGTTGTGCCGCGGTCCATATCTCATCTATATTTTTAATAAACGCGGCCTCGTCTAATACTAGCAATGATAAGGCTTCCGATCTACCTGAGGTACCTGATGATGATACAGCCTTAACTTGAGACCCATTTTTAAATCGTAAACTTAATTTGTTATTTTCAACTAATCCACCTTGTAACCATTTTGGTAAATTATCATGCATTACCTGTATCTTAGTTACAAGATTTTTCGCAACATCTTTGGTGGTTGCAATTACTAGCACATTGAAATCTGATTTAAAAAGCATTGACCATAAAATATAGCCAGCCGTTAATGTAGATATTCCTAATTGTCTAGATTTAAGAATGATTGAATATCTCGAATCCCGTATCTGTGTTAATGATTCTTCTTGGAATGGATATAAATGAAAATACGTCTTACCTTTAGTGGGATGTTGAATAATACAATATTTCTTCATGAAGTGTGCCGGATCTATTGCGCATTTCTTAAACTCATCTTGTATTATTTCTCGTATTGATTTCTTAGCCATAAATTACCTTTAATATAAGAAAAATTAAAGTGATAACCAAATAATTGCTGCAATTGAACCAACTGCTATTGTAGTGCCACTAGCTATAATTGCAATACGCTTTCTTCGCTCTTTTCTTGCTTTATCTAGATATAATTTAATTTGATCATCTTTTACATCTATCAAATCATTTAAATCATTTACTTCATACTTATATCTACGTATAACACCTTTATAATTAATTATCACACTATCTTTTTCTAATAGCTGAGCATCTTTAAGTGTTACAATTTTCTGAGTTGCTAGTAATTCGGCCTTACAGAAATCGCCAAATTTAATTTCTTGTATAGCACTTATAAGATATGATTTAGGTAAACAAACAATAGTATCACTTACCGTAACGCTCTGCGAAAAACTCTGAAATGTCGTTAGTATTAAAATTACTAATATTTTCAAGTGTCTCATTATAATCCTCTTTTAGGTCATCGATAACGATTTGTGTACTATCAATACTATATTGTAATTTTGTTATAGATTGATTAAGGCTATCAATATTTTGTAAATATTTAGCACGTGCCACTTCATGTGACTGTATTACTATGTTTAGACTATCTACTTTTTGCTGTAATTTATATTCCTTTACAGCATCCGCAGGGGATGGCATTGTTATAATTGTCATTATCAATATTAATAGTAATACGGCAATTGTTATAACGTGCCAATATTGCTTAACTAATGTCATGATAAATCCTCTAACAATTTTTTCTTGAATTCTACAAACTCATTATCCATAAAATCTAAATATTGATCTCTATCAACCTGGTCCCATGTTTCGACTGATCCGTCACTATTAACAAATTCTTTTTTACCTTGTAATGCTTCACGTAAAATTTCAAATTCTTTATCAACATCGTTAAGCCATGATTCGGCATTAGCTTTCATGAATTTTTTAGAATACTCTTCCCAAGCTTCGTTGCCCTGCAATTTAATTTTACGCTCTTTAACTAATACACAGCTAAAACATGTTTTATGTATTCGATACATTTTTTCATGTAACTTCTTTTCATGATTTCGCATATCACCATCACACTCCGGACAAGTAGCCGGTATTGTTAGTGCTTTACGTACTGTATCTATTATACTATTTTTTGCGGTCTTAACTCGGAATCCATCTTTCTGTTCCCACCGGTATGTAGCACCTGCTGTATTTGTTTCGTACCATACATCGCCTACCTCCCGTTTTTTACTAGGGGCCTTAGTATATCCGCTCGATGCGCGGTTTTGTGTGGAATGACTACCGTCGAGTAGTTCCTTAAGATTTTGTATATTACTTTTTTTTGCCATAACTTGTTTTTTGTTTTATTCTTCTGGGAGTTCTTCTTCCTCAGGCTCTTCTACCGGCTCTTCTGGCATATCATCTATTGGAGCGTCGTCCATTGGCATATCATCCATTGGCTCTTCAATAGGTTCTTCCATTGGCTCTTCTTCACCTTGCTGAGCAAGCAATCCGGAAACAATATCACTAATCTTACTTGTCGGTACTCCGATCATTTTTGCAAACTTAACAATTGCTTCTGCTCTTGCGGCATCTGGTTTAGAACCTAATCTTGCAAATCGTTTACCTAGCACAGACTTACCTAAAATGCTAAATAATTGATTAACATCTACACGACCGTCTGCATCTGTTGGCAATGCAGGAATTTCTTCTTTTTCTTCACGTAATTTAGATTTGTATCGCTTAGCGGTTTCTACCAAGCTAGGCAAAACTTTTTGTAATTTCTGCTTGGTAGATGTATCTAAACCAACCTTCTTAATCATCGCAACAATGAATTCCACTTTCTGTGGTGGTGTTAGTTTTCCGAATTCGGCATTGGCATCAAATTTCTTTAATGCTGTTTTTGTTGCACCTTTCGCCTTTTTGATATAATCAGGCTCATCTGCCTCTTTAAGATATTTACGAATTTGAGCTCTAATGGCTTCTCGTAATTTGTGTTCTGTACGTGTCATATAGTAAGTCCTTTGTTATAAATATTACCGAGAATAACGAAATAGGCCTAATAATTGATTTACTGGGGCAAATGCGCCTGTATACTTATAGGTTTTTCCTTTATATATAAATACTATGCCTTCTGATGGTACTATTTTTTCAAATCCACCCAATCGTTCTATTCTCTGTAATTGTATTTGTAGTTTATTTAATGCTTCTAAATCATTTGAATCTTTAACTGCCTTTATCGCCTGCGTAACATCTTTACGTAGGCTCTTAACAGAATCATCAGGATTAACTGCTAGATAATTAGTAATATTACGCATTACATCAGCGCCTAATTCTAAAAAGATTTCTTCAAACTGTTTGATATTCTTTTTACCTAATGCTACTGATTGCGTTTTATCTATGTCTATAGCCTTTGCTAATACAGCTATATCTGGTATTGTCTTTTTATTTAATCTAAATGATTTATCACCTAATGCCCATCTTCTCGTTAATCCTTCCTTTACTTCTGGATTAGCTTCTGGGATATTCTCGTTTATAAATTTAGTCCACCATTCTTCGTGATATTCAGATACTTCTGCTTTATCCGGTAGCCCAAACTCTTTTTGAATCTTATTTATCTTGCTAATATAATAAGGTACCTTTTCATCAAATTCAATATCCTTTTGCATTTGAATTACGTTTGGTGGTATAATCTTAAAATGCTCCTGTGTATCTGCATTTACTTTAGCAATTATCTTTTGTAGCTTATCGCCTTGGTCTGGATATGATTTAACTTTTTTACCAGTTTCATCAAATTCATCTATACCATGAAATTGCAAATATGCAGCCGGTCCATATGATATAACATTTTGAGTGGCAGGATATATAATTTCCAAATTAACAAACCTACGACCATTATCAAATATTTTTTCTCTCTGAGCTTCTGGTATAGCTAATATAGCATTTTCCAAATCTTGCATTGCATATACAAATGCCTTTTCAATATCGCCGCGACCTTTGAATTTTTCTTCAACAGCATCAATACTCATTGGATTGATAATTGTTGATTTATTTCTAGCAGCACCTACTTGGCCATCCTTAAAGGTTACTTGTAAATTCTGGCCATCTGTTTTTTCTGATACAGAATCTTCTAAATCTAATTCACCAGCTAACGACCTTCTTACTAATTCTTTAAGATCTTCAAAAGTTAAATCATTATCATCAAATGGATGTGCCATATGACCTGCCGCTCCACCTTCTGTTAATAATATAGATTCTGTTAATTGAAATTCTCCATTGGCACCTAAATTGGTATCATATGCTTTAGTTGATAGATCATTGATTCTTTCAATAAACCCATTGCGTCGCAACACTTTAAATGCTAAATTTTCAACACTATATTCTCCGCCATCCTCTAATCCAGCGGATCTCATATTTCTTAATTTTAACTTAATAGTATCAACTATATCAATTACTTCTTGGTATTCACCTTCTTCATATAACTTATCTAATTCATTTGCCATATCAATATATGATTTAGCTTTAGTACGTATTGATACTTTATCTATTTCTAGTTCGCTTTTATTTGGTATATTAATCCAGTCATTATTTAATATTGAATATAACCCAGATGCTGTATGTGGCTCTCCTATGTTTTCAACATAAACTTCTACAGGATATCCATATAATGTAATATCATGCTTTTGGTTCCAGATATTTTTCTTAGCTAAGAAATAATTTTTTACGAAATCAATATCATCTGATATATCAGAAAAATTTAATCTTAAATGCAAATCAATATCAGAAAACTTTGACCAATTATAATTTGCAATACTACCGGTTAATGTTATATCTTCTAATTTAACAGAATTTGGTAACTTGAGTTCTTTAAAAAAATTTGTCGCTATTTTTAATAATTTTTTATGTACGGCCGGTTTTAATGTATTATCATCATTCCATATGGTCGTATTTAGTGAATCTTGTATATCAAAACTGGATAATACATCTTGTGTTATAGGTTGTTCTTGCAAGATTATCTGAAATTGGGCATTCCACCATTCTTTATTAGTTACAGACTCATCTAATGCTATCGGATCTTTATTTATGACTTTAGGTGTTACCTTTAATGCTTTTGTCGGTTCTTTGGCACTTGATTCTACAGAATCTTCAGCACCTAAGAAATTTAAAAATTTATATCCTACTTGCTGGGCTACATTATTAATATATGATTTCCATTTATTATATGCAGGCTTACCTTTTAATTCTTTGAAATAATTTGTTCCTGAATCTACTGCACCGTCAATACCTACCGGAAAGAATGATACCGCCGGTACAGGTCCGCCTGGAAATTTAGTATCATATTTTGGTAGTTCTTTGTTTCCGTTAAGATAATTTATAACGGTATATCCTAACCTTTTTGCAATTTTTGCTGTACTAGCTTCGTATGATTTATTATTACCATAAAAATATCTCGGACCATCATCTACATCATGATCGCCTGGTGCTGTAGATGATGCTTCATTTAATATTGATTTGATATCATATGACTCTATAAAACGTTCTATTTGTTCGGCTTGAGGTGCATCTGATGCAAGTACCTTCTGGACCATCCCGTAGACCTTAGGATCACTTATACCGGTTATATCTTCGAAGCTTTTTTCATCTGCTGTCGCTAGCACTTGTCGCAATGCAGTACCACTCATCTCACCATCATACCCAGGAATATCAATTTCAACATGGGGTGCTACTGTAACATAACCATGCTTAGCAAGTCCTGCCAATTCTTCGTTTGGCTTATAGGTTTTATAGTAGGCAGGAGCTCCGGTCTTCTTAAGAACTCCGTCGAGATTCGCAAATCTAGGACTATCACGCATATCTTTTTCACCAACCGCGAAAATAACGGCCGTCGTATCTGCATCGAATTTATTAGTTATTTCAACTGGCCGATATGGATTAGTTTCTATTATTTTATCAGCTGGTACCCCCATCGCAGTCATTAATTGTTTTTTCTGTGCAAATGTAAATGGTGATTTATCTTTTAGCTTACCCTTGCTATCCATGTTATCAGCTGTTGCAATAAAAGTATTTTCTTTACCAAATTGTTTTGCTAACTCATCATATGTTTTTTTATGATGTATACCGAAAGGCTGGAACCTGCCTGGATAAATTGCAATTACTTTATCAATACCATTATCTTCAGTGATAACACGTTCTGCTAACCAAGTACCTAAATCCATCTTATTCATATTTTATAAATACCTCTCCGGTAATCTCTTCCATGCGTTTTATGAAATGTTCCATATTGATACGTATGGTTTTACCTGTTAGTTTATTTCTTGAAAAATATTCCCAATCACCTTCTTCATTGTGCGGTGATATTCTAGTTACAACACCAGTTTCATCTTGTACATATACATGAGCATCACCACCATCATTTTTTGCGTATATATGAGCGAAACTATTACGAATTGCAGGATCTGTACCTTGTACATCTAATGCTATATAAGAATTGAATAATGTTTGTCGAGTATTGCCAACCCCAGAACCACTAATAGCGAAATGATATCGAGCTGTGTCTTGATTATGGAATGTTAGATATCCGCCAGCTGCTTCTTGAATTTCATATTCATTGCCCGAGTTTTCTACGGATGTCATTTTAATAAATGATGGCGACGTTGGATCATCATTTTTTAATGATATTAGAGGACTTTGACTACTAGTAATCATAATACTATGCAAAAAATCATACTGAAATGGTACGTTCTGTCCTCCCGTAAATTGAAACTCTGACGAGCCTGTACTGGTAAATTTATAAACTGCTTCCTGTGATAATGTTATATCTGCCATAATATTCCTTATTTAGGTCCTACCGGCCCGCTAAATGCCGAATCGGTAATTTGTACCGTTCTACCTGATCCAATTTCTATTATTAATTCTATCTTAGCTGTACCAATGGCTGGTGCCACCATATTATTAATAGGATCTGTTATATCAGTATCAATTAGCATACTCCGTATCTGCTCACCTCCCTGCGATCCATCAAAATATAATGTTGTGTTGCCTGCCGCAGAAGATGTATATAAACTTGAATTACCACTATCAACCGTAACGGTCTTATCTCTAATTATATTAGCCAATGCAACTCCATTAAAGAGTGCATTCGATGCTGTTACATTACCATCCGCAGTTAAATGAAAATTCGAGGATGATATTTCTAATTGGCCACCCGATCCTGATATAAACTGATTATTTGTGTTTCCTAAAAAGAATTTATCGGTAACTACTTCCAATCCTGCATTCGGACCAGCCGTACGGAATCTGAAATAACTTCCGGAATCTTGTACTAGCTCTAATCCTACTCCTCCATCTGAATAATCATCAGTTACGCTTGGTAATACCGATCCGGAGAACATTAAGAATCCAGAACCAGAGCCGGCAGAGGCGGATGTGAATCCATTATATCCTACTGACCGTATAAATCCTGAATTTTCACCGGACATTTGCATGCCGCTACCTAATTCATTACTAAGATACATGGAACCAGTTAATAAATTATTTCCGCCTTGTATATATGTATTGTTACCTGACATTGTAACATTTGTCACATACGTAACATAATTAGCTGCTCGATATTGATAATCTAAATATTCAAATTTAAATGAAAGTGGTATATTAAGATGTTCGGATGGTACTCGTAAATCAATCCGAGTAAAATTAGGATTGAATCCTGTTTGCTTGTTTGTTTTTAACGATATATCCGAGAATTGCCATTCTCCACCACGTATTACAAAATATAATGATATAGGCTTCGACTCATCAGCTCTAAAGACAAAGTCCCTATCAAAATACAATTGATCAGTAGTTACATTATAACCTTCTGTTAAATTAGATAATGTACCAACACGTGTACCAAATAATCCGTTAATCGGCTGGAAATCACTTCCCATATATTGGGCATTTAAATCATTTTGTATATCCGTAGTTATCAATGCGCCGCTAACATATATATCTGCTCTATGGTCTGCTATAGTACCTGGAAATGCTGATGACGATACATAATGATTAAATTTCAAAATATATTCAGTGCCTTGAGATAATGTCGGCTGATGGCCACCGTTATCAATTGCAGCATCATCTTTTAATTTAAAAATAATTGCATTTGTATCTGAAAATACCGTTGGTGTCGATGTGTCAGCGGAGATTTTGGCAGCTCCTATTAATGTAGTTGGATCATAAATTATCGAAGGAGTACCTATACCGGCCCCATGAGCACTTAATTCCCAGCTATTAGTTATATCCGGGGTATTGATAAAGAATCCCGTTGATGGATCTGTTGCTCCGATAATCGGATTAATTGCCGTGGTTTGAGAACCTGTTATTAACTGTTCTACTTGTTCTAAATTAGTAATACCAAGATCTCGGTAATCACCATATGCACCGCCAGGCTTGTAAGCAGAACGGATTGCAAATACATCACCAGTTGCCGGTTCGAGATTATTTAATATAATACGTGCAAAGCTTTGTGACCTCTCTGTCGGTATTACTGCGGATGGCTGTACATAGGATGCAGTAAAATTAGTAATTGCACTAAATCCGTCTGAAGTCGGACTATCCATTAATGTGTATTCACCGGTCGGTGGACCGTATATAGTACGTAAATTCTGGTAAACATTAGGATATAAGAACAAAGTAGCCCATGAATATTCCGGTTCTTCTACTACAATATCAGTACTGCTTAATACCTGTACGATGTTAAATGTATATGAGCCTGACACTTGGCTTGTAAGTTCATGTGGAAAATATGGGAATGTTGCTAGTGGATCATTTATATCCACACCATTCAGCTGCAACCAGCCTTTTGTAATCGCTTTCCCAGAACCATCTTGGTGTTGTAGTGCATATCGCTGGGGTATATAAGGATCAACAATCGTCAACGTGCCTTGATTCACCATTGATGCTGACATTGCAAAATCGCCACTCAATACGGATATTAAATATTGGTTTGCCATTTTTAGTCGAGGGACGGGTTTATAATCGGCGGAGTGCCGGTGTAATGTGTTGCTTGCAATGCATCATTGCTACCTGTTACTATTGTTTCTAAATCTGTATAATTTATTAACTCATAATATGGCTGAATATTTTCAGAAATTGTAACGCCGACGGTATTAGTAAATATTATTTCAGAATTATTTGCACGTGTAGGTTCAACTGTTACCGGACGCGTCCATAGCAGATTAGGTATATTCCGAAAATTAATATTATTTGAATCTGTTGAATATTTATACGACTCACCCGTATCTACATTTTTAGTAGCCCTACCTGCAAGATAAACCGTCGCACCACCCGGAGCGGTATCTGGATAAATATATATTGAAATAACTCTTGTCCCGCCAGGTTCGAGATAGTTTAATGGCTCATAATAAATAGGATCACCGTTAAAATCTAAAATTTCGATGTATATTTCAGACCCATCTGCAAAATTTTCCGGATGCGATCTTATCTTGATCAGATTTTTACCGGCTTGAAGATTATCTGGAAAATCTATAATTCTAAAGTAATCCAATGATAGCGGGTCAGTATCCACGATATCATAAGGCAAATCTTTCAATCCGAAATATGAAACTTTTTTACGTAATGCCATGGCTACCTTTAAAATAAATATCAATCATATGATATTTTCGAGTATCCAGACTCCTTCTTAATTTCTATTAAACTATCAACGATATCTCTCATTGCATCAATATGGGATATACTTAAAATAAATCCAAATTGTGATTTTAAATAATCAAATAGCATATACATTGAATTAAGATTATCTGAATCTAAATTACCAAACCCTTCATCTATTGCTATAAAGTTGGGACGAGGTAAACTGGATACGTGTATTAATGAAGCTCGTATTGCAAGACTTGCGATAAACTTTTCCATGCCTGATGTCAATTCCAATGGCCAATAATTATCAGTATCATATACAATATATGCATTTATATTCTTACCATCAGTATTAAGCAATACTGTAAATTCAACTATCTGGGTTAAGATATTATTTACTTCAGCTTCAATTTGTGGCAATGCTTTTGTAATTAAATCATATGGCACCCCATCTCGTTTAACGGCTTTAAGATAATATTCATATCCGGTATATGATTGTTCTAATTCAATTAATCGCTTTATAGACTTTTCAACGTCTGTTTTAGTTTTTTGAGCTATAATTAGTTTAGGACGTAATTTTGATATTTTACTTTCAATCTCATCAATTTCAGATTCTGTATCAGATAATTCAGATTCAATTATTACTATCTGCTCATTTAACTCTTTATTAGCTTTAACTATTTCTTTTTGCTCTTCAGCCTTAGCAAGAAGATCTATATATTTATCTAAATTCCATTTAACTGCCTGGTATTCAGAATCAATCTTACTTAATTCATATTTAATTGATGATTCTTTTTTAATTGCATCACCTAAATCAGATTCAGCTGTACCTAAATCAGATACCAATATATTATATGAATCCTTATTATATAAACTACTTGAATATGCAATTTTATTAGTTAAATCATCAATCTTGCTTGTAATATCTGGAATTGATTCTGATTCTATAATTGCCGTTTGCACTATTGGATTTGATGTGCAATAAGTACAATCTGGATCATATTCATGCATTTCTAATTGAGATGCTAGCGACTCTTTATGCGATAATATATCTTGCTGTACCTTAAGGTTACCATGAAGTGATTTGATATGATATATTGCAGTTTCGCATTCTTCTATTTTCTCAGGCAATCCATCTACAATTAAATTATCATATGCAGTGCGGGTAGTCTCTATTAACTCTTCCGTTTCTTTTAAATCCGTATTCCAGTCATGAATCGTACCTTCAAGAATAGCAGCGGATTGAGTGAAATGTAAATATTGCTCATGCAAATATTTTATATCTGTTAGTTCAGAATCTACCGGCTTAAGATCTTTAGTGGTATTTAATAATTCAGTTGATAATGCAGTACGTATTTCAATTAAGCTACCACGCTCTTTATCGTATTCTTGTAAAGAAGCTGATACAGAATTTATAGTTGTGATTGCTTCGGAAAGTTCTGTCGAATAATCAGTTCGCTTATGTTCCTTTATAGCTGCTGCCGTTTCTTTTATTTCTTCATTTGCGATTTGATATTGCTGATCAAATATATCAATATCTAAAAACTGTGATAATAAATCTTTTCGTTCTCGTTGAGATTTATCGATAAATCCAGTATTGTTATTTTGTAATGATAATGCCGTTAAAATAAAATCATCGTATGTACCTAAATACGTACGTATAACTTTATTAGTGGAATCACGTTGATCGCCATTAAGCAATACTTTATTACCATCCTCGTCTATAGACCAAAAATTAACAATTACTCTTACATGACCATGATTATTTTTAACACCGCCTCGTTCTATATAATATGTACGACCTTCTAATTCAAATTCAAACTTTGATTGAAAGGATGATTTTTTATTATTTAATACATGGCGAGCCTTTGATGTCCTAGAACATTTATCAAAACAACAAAATGATAACGCATCCAATAATGTTGATTTACCGGTAGCATTTGGAGCGAATAATCCATATGTACCAGTCATATTAGTAAAATCAATTTTATTGGAATCCCCATAACTAAACATATTGGAAAACTCAAACACTTTAGGTATCCATGTTACATTCCGGTTTGCAACTAGTTCTGGTATCTTGCTATGGACTTTTCGATTGATATGTCGGATTGCATCTAGTACTGGTTCTGCTATAACATAATTATCAGTTAAATATTCGCTTATAATTTTATTTTGAGCTTCAACTTCTCTATAATCAGCAAAATTAATTTTTCGTGTTACTGCACTTTGGTTAAGATTATTAATCCGCTGAATGCTTAATTCTTTAACCTTATATTTTTGTTTGAGCTCAGTTACAATTAATTTCACGGCACTAGTATCCGTATCCGTTACTTTAAGGCGCAGCCTAGGCTTAGGTGGTACATTATTAGATGCATTAACGATCTTGCCATTTTTAACCTCAAACGTATAATAACCATAATCATTTTTAATTGGTACGAATTCAGATTCTCTTTTAGCTACATCCCATACCATAATACCATGTACTAAAACCTCTCCATGTGATTGCTGTATTAATGAACCTGGATATGCTATAGTTTTTTCATTGTTAAGATATTGCGTTTTATGAATATCACCTAACAAGACTAAATCATGGCCAGCAAATAAATCATTAGTAACATGAGTATTTGATAATGATATACCTAAATCAGTTGTGGCATTATGCACCGCACCATGATGCAATGCAATCTTATTTTTACCCTCAAAATTAGCTCCGCGAATAAAATCAGCTGGCTTATCGAATACTGACATAACATTGAATTGACAATCGCCTAATTCATATATATCAGTATCCTTAAGATAATATACCGATGGATGATTAATAGCATTGACAATTGGCGTAATAGCATCTAACCGATAACTATTATTTAAATTACAATCATGATTACCAGCAATTATAATGGTAGGGGCAAGATCCGCACATCGAATAAAAAATTCACTTACAAGATCAACTGATTCCGGTGATAGGTCTGTTTTAGAATGTACGATATCACCTGCGATATAAATTACGCTATTAGGTGTTTTTGTACTTTTAATATATTTGTACAATCTATTAAATACAATTCGGTATTCTTTATGACGTTTTAAATTACGTACATGAACATCAGCAATATGATATATTCGGTCTATCTTAGATAATCCGATATCTATTTTCTTTACAACATGCATAAAATCTTCTCTTCCATTAATCGTTCTTCCGTGAGCCTATAAGTATTATCAATATAAGAAATAATATCCTGAAATCCTATTTCGGACGGGTCTTTATCCTGTATATCAACGAAGTAAACTTCAATACCATTACCCATGAAATATTCAGCCGTTTCAAATGCTTGCTTCCGCGCATCTTTATCTAAACACACATATATTGATGTTACTTGTTTTTCTACAATCCTCATTTTAAGTGTATTACTAATCGTTTTACCAAATAGCGGTATTGCGTTACGCTTAACAGCTATAGCATCAAATGCACCTTCAACTAGTATAATCGGCAAGTCCCAATTGATAAATAATTCAAACCCTATAATATCTTTAGATACAGGTGGATTATTATATTTAAAATTATCTGATTCATAATATGCCCGGGATACAAAATAATTCAATGAACCATTTGCGTCATAGCTAGGTATAATAATTTTGCCACCATACTTACCAGACTCACAATAACCAATTCTATATTTCAATATATCAGCAATGCCTATAGCACGCGTTCTTAGATATGCAACCGCATTTCTATATTCTGGATTTTTAGAATCTAATTCCCATAATGGTTTGAATTCTACGGGTAATTCTACAACTGGTGTTTCTGTAGTAGTAACTTTATGTTTATATTCAGTTTCATCTAGCAAGGTAAATAGATTCGAAATACGTATTCTATCTACCTTAAGCTTTTTAAATAGCGTTACTAATTTTCTGCCAGCTGCATTACACGTCCAACAATGCCATGACTGGTTAACATGGCTTACTTCAAGTTTACGCTTCTGATGATGACAGAAAGGACAGAAATATGCAACATTACCTTTGTTAGTCGCACGCCCTTTACCTAATACCGATTCGATTAGTCCGTCTAGTTTATAACCCATATATTATATATTAGCGAGATCATTGATAAACCAACAATCTCGTTTCGTCTTTGATTTTCATTCATTGCATTCTGAAAACAAAAACAAAAAATTATTATTATTTTCTTTAATATAAGAAAAAAATCCAAAAGGTCAAGAGCTCAAGGTAACTTTTTTTCGATGCTCTAGGATAATTAATGATTTAGAAGAACTTTTTTTCATTTATCCATGATTCCGGTATTTGTTTCTCAGCCCATTGTATCCCATGCTTGTCACAATAATCAGCATAAGTTGTCTTGGACCCTTTACTTATTTTTGATTTAGCTGACTGGAATACTAACCTAATATCTAATTCAGGTTGCTGTTTTTTAATTAGTAAATGCTTCTTTCTATCAGCAGCTACCCATCTACCTTTAGTTTCTACTAATATGCCATTCGGTAATGTAAAGTCAACAGTATACTTACTCTTTCTCTCCGGTATTGTATATTCTATTACAGTATCCTCATATCCAAACTTAATCTTTTGTTCAGTTAATTGCTCTGATACTTTATGTTCGAATCCCGATCGATAGCCATGCTTTAACGCGGCTCTTCGGGCACGTGAATTAGATCCCCATCCCATAACTTTTTCCTTAAATTAATAATCCCATCTAATTATAAAATTCAAATCAACATCATTTCTTTTTTGTATCGCCTGGCCTAATTTACCTATAGCTAGCAATTCACATTGGTCATTATATAATCCAATCTCAGTTACATATGGTAATAGAGATCCGGTAGTCATTCCATCTATTCGTAATGAATCATATCCTTGCTTAACTGCCGATGGATTAACTGATACATTCATCGTATCCTTAGGTATATTGCATAATACTGTATTTTCATATACCGTATGAGTACCTTTATAACTAGCTGTAAATACACCTTGCAGAGTATCGTGAAATTTTGGCATTGGTGATGATACTACCATATGGCCGTTACGATAAAACACGTTACCTGCTACATTTGTTTGATATAATGAACCTGATATATAATGTGCATTTGCTAATGAAGCTATTTCAGTTTCTGTACAAGCATAATCATAAAATCTAATTTCTGCTAGACTACCGGTATATGTACCATTTAGTCTAGACGTTGTATCGGCATTTCCAAATAACGTACGAGCCTTATTTGATGTATATCCAATATTAGCCGTTGAAGCTGATTGCGCGGTAGCGACGCCGTCTCTAAATATTTCTAAAGTATTCGCAGAATGTCTAACTGCCACGTGATGCCAAGAGCCAGTAACGTCACCATCAACTGTTATATCAATACTAGCAGTAGCAGTACCATTATCACCTCCGACGCTAGCTACTATATCACCGCGACGCGGATCTGGATTTCGTGTCTGATATAGTTCAATATGAAATGGATACCTTTTAGATTTAGTACGTACCTGTTCTTCAAGTTGCAATTCATTATACGCTAATTCTCCTGGCACGGAACTAGTTACTGCTGATTCAATTAAACCAGTAACCGCATTATATCTTCGTATCTCCTTTTCATACCGTTTACTTATAACAGGTGCATATACATCGAAACCTGCTGACTGTCCTGGAGCACGTAACCAAAAACTAATAGTCCAATCTTTAGTAGATTCAAAATCTAGATCTTTGATTTGGTCTGTTACAATATAACCTGGATTTTCAGACTCTCCACCAATAAATCCAGCTGCCATTCCACTAGCACTAGTGGCACTAGTAGCGACGCCATTTTCTAAAACAACATTACTAATAGTAGATTTGAACTCTGGAGTAAAGGTACGGCTATCAAACGGCATTGAACCATTTAAAGTTCCGGTTTGATTTTGAAACTTACGGAACTCGTTATTGAAAGACCAATATGCAATTAATTTTTTACGGTTAGCAAAAGAAGCAGAATTGATTAATGCATCTCGTAAATTACCATTACCATCATCTTGTAAAGTAAATCCAGATGATTCAATTGAAACGCTATTTGCTTTTACACGTTCTCCCATTTCAAAATAAGGAACGGATAATAATGATGCAGAATAAAATAAAAACTTATCCGTTTTTCTTCTATCGGTTAATTCTGCTGTCTTAGCAGGATCATATGGATGGCGATAATATCGATGGTCTATAGCATTCCAGGCAACATGCTGGTTAATACCATTTGTATTGGTAGGATCATTTGCTGCAGAACTTGCACTTATGGCTGGAGTTCTTTTTGCATGGATAGCATGTAATAATTCATATCCATCCGGTAATGCATTTGTTACACTATAATTCTTGTAAGTCTGAAAAGGCGTAAACTGCTTATCGCTAGGTCGTAATGCTCGAAATACTGACGGTTGTGGCATATCGTGACATTATTTGTTAAAAGTCTAATTTAACTTTGATAAGTGCTTCTCTTGTAAAGGCTTTCAATACTGGCTTGCTTAATTTAGCAACAGCAAGCATTTCTTTTCTTTCATTATATAATCCAACGGTAGTAAGATATACTTGAGGATCTTGTACAAAAGTACTAAATGCTAATTGACCCAATGAACCGGTTACGAATGAAGGATTGTTTGAATAATTATATTCTCCATTCTTAACACGTACATAATAATAAGTAGATTTTACTTGTTCCGATGATCTTGCTTGAATACCAAATTTATTACTTCCTTGAATGATAGTAGCGGCTCCGGATATTGCAGTAAACAATTTAATTGCATTATCACCTTGAATCAATGAACCTGTTACTGTTTCAAAAGATGCCGTAGTATCTAATTTATTAGCATCGAATATTGCATATCCATGCTGAGGATATAGAAGTCCAAAATACTGTGGAGTGGATGGAGTATTAATACCATCCACAATTGAACCAGATACTAAATTATAAACTAATCCAGCCTCAGATACATTTCCTAGAGAAGCTCCTGAATCATCAATAACTCTTAATACCCTATTAGTACCATCTACTTTCACAGCCGATCCAGTCATGCCAGCATTAGACGAAACTCCACCTGCAACTGCTTGAGAGCCTGATAAAAATGCAATATTGAATTCTACGTTGCCAGGATCTAATTTTTCACGGAATCTAGCTCGATTAAAATTAACTACATAAATTCTATCGGTATCAACACCATTAATGGTAAATTTAGTATCATTAGGTTCTAATACCAATTGAGCATATTGTTTATAAATAGCTCGAGTAGGAGTATCATTATTTAAGTTACCTGTTAAATCAACAGAACCAGAACCATTTCGATCACCAAATGCAATAGATAATTGTGATGAACCGGTACCGGTAGGATTGCCATTAAATATATTTTGAAAATAAGTTTTTTGAGTTGCCGTAGCAGTTGAAGAAGTAAAGTAAGTTAAAAGGTTGCCGACATTATTTGAAAATAAAGCCTTTGTAACAGTTTCTTGTTGATTAGGAATAACATCTTCTGCAGGATCGAAAGTAGTAAATACTCTACCTAATCTCGCTCTTCTAGATGCAACCTCTCTTTCTCGTAGAATCTGATTAGCTAATTGACTAGCTAATGATTGTATTTGCTGAGTGGTTGATGTGTTTGATGTTTCGCGTGTAGCAGCTGCTGGTAAGGCCGTCCTGGCTGCCGTTGCTCTTCTAACTGGTCTATTATTAAATGCCATTTTCTTTTACCTTTTATGATTGCGATGTCGGTGCACCTGCCGTAGTAGCAACTTCTAATCTACGTACGGTTAAGTTAATAGTAGCACGGCCGCCGGTCTCATTTCCTATAATTAATATAGTAGCTGATTTATCTGATAATAATTGCTCTTTTGCAGTTATTTCAAATTCAATACCAGAGACTGTTACTGATTGAGCAGCTTCGTTATCACCAACGAATTGCGGTACTGATGCAGCGGAACTATTTGGTGCTGATCTCGCAACTCTAACTTCGGCTACATCTGAATCAGAAAGAATAACTGTATATCCAAACTGCTGATTGCCATTTTGAAAATTAACCGTCTGTGGATTAATTCTTGTCTGCTCGCCTGATTCTAAATTAATAGTGTTTTGAGCTACTCTTACAACCGGTATCCTTGCAGTACCTTTTGGTAGTGTTACTAATTTATATTTCATCATCTGCGTTTCATCTGTCAACGCTTCAACAATTGGCAAATTCTCAATAGCTGCACCATAATATGCAGTACCTAATGGATGTGCCGGATTATATAAATCGTAATCAATTTCAGAATCAGCTAAAGCAAATTGCGTGATTTGAAATTCATCTCTACCACGTGCTAATAATTCTCTACCTTTTTTCGTGAGAATTGCATCTACCGTGATAGAACTGTTGTTTAAGTATCCCATAGTTTTACTTCCTTTTTAATAAATATACGCATGCTCGATAATTACCTGATTCTCAAATTACCGTTACGCGCATTCTGTGAATATATGATTTGATTTGGATTAGTTTCAAATACCGTTACTACAGCACTATTGTCTGGTGTCTGTGTTGTCGGTACGTTTATATCTGCAGATGTTATACGACATCCATTATAATATAGGTTATTTGTTTGAGTGAAGAAATCATCGTTATACCCAGCTGTTTCTAATGATCGGCTTACTACAATATCTAAGTTTATATTTGTAGCTTGAATATTTGCATGCGGGTCTCTAATAATTCGGTGATGTGGATATTGCCATAATCGCTCTGCTTCTTCCTGCGAGAATACTAAATTATCATATACCTGCACTTGCCCTATCAATCCTGCAAATCCATATGTACCGTTAGTACCACCGATGCCAGATCCAATGTTTGCTAAAGTAAATAAACTACCCGTCCATCCTACAACTCCCAAAGCACTGCTTGCACTTTTCTCTCCTTGGTATTGACCATTTAGCCAAAACTTAACATTTGTATATCCTGCCATACTACCACCATCATATGATAATGCATAATGGTTAAGTGCTTCACGATTGATAACAGTATCAAATTTTGCAAATGGATAACTAGTAACTCCATTTATTGTTACTGGATTAGGTCGAAACGCCAATTTATTTTCTTCATGAAATTCAATAAACGGTTCGCCGGTAGTATCAGAACCAAGCATTACTCTAACGGACCCCGTATGCCCAACATCTTCTTGAGCTAACCAAGCGACGCTCCAAGATCCACTAGCACCTGCTGTTGGCAAACTCACGTCACGTATATTAACAAACTCCCGACCATTATATCTTGTCTCTGATGATGATACAGATGCACTTACTCGAGTTAAGTTACTAGAATAAAAATTAAAATCAACAGGTTCGGTTGGGAATGGATCGATTTGAACATTGGATAGTTTAACTTGGTTTAATGCAATGCCCGTTGGTGTTGCCGAGGATGACTGAGCGCTAAATGCAAGATATAATTTTTGTGTCTGATTAAAATCTGTTAAATCAAAACTAAACCTCGAGCCAGATCTACTAACCCCTACTCCTAAGTCCGCCGGTGCAGTGCCGCCTATAATAAGTGGTGTAAAATTATCGGTATATGTTAACCCAGGTACTGAGCCTGTTATTGATGCGGAAAAATGAAATTGGTATGATGAATTACTAATACGATTAGTTAATTCAGCGGAAGACGTAGCATATATAAGTTTGAAGTCGTATGTCTCTGTATTTAGACCATCTATAGGCTTGATATCATCTATATGAATTTTAGTCTGACTATTATCTGTAAAATATCCAGAACCAGAATATGGCCGGTCCGTGCCGTCATAATCATATAGTCCATATGGTCCTTGAGCATTAAACTCAACCTGCAGCCAACTAGTTGGATTAGCTGTCGCCTGTATTCGGTGATCATCTAATACATATCCCGCGAGGAAATCCGGACTACCTGCAGGCCATGACCAAGGTGCATAGTTTGCCGTAGGATGATTTGAACTAGTTGATAATAAGAATTTACCAAAATTACCAGCCGTTATATCTAATTGGTTCGCGGTAGACCCGGTAGTGTTATTAAGTACTCTTTTATTACCTGTAGAATGTTCGGTATTTAAACTTAAATCATGAGCCTTACCATTAATATAGTTATTTAATGGATAGTGTCTAAAAGCCTGGTTAGGATTATAATCACGCTCTACCTGCCGAAATATTTCCGAGGATCTAGGATTTCTAATAACACTGCAAGTTGCTGGTATTTCAATATCATTATTATAATATCCAGTACTGGATGCAGTATATAATGCTTCTGTTATCGTATAGCTCATAGGAGCAAAAGGATCTGATCCGGAAAACTCTGCTGTAAATGTGCCTGGAGAATCATCATATCCACTTGCACTTATATGGAATACCGTACTTGCTTTTAACAAATCTGCTACCGGTTGAATAGATCCTGAATACAATATATATTCAGCTGATGAGGTTGGTTCTTTATCAGCTATCAGAGCGGAATAAGCAGGCTGCTCTACTATCGGTTTATCATTTAATAAAACTTTAGAACGCTCTAATACGTTAGGCTCAACTAGTAATCCAACACTAGGTATAACACGTGCTGGTAACATTTGCTTTATCTGCTCGAATAAGCTAAAATCATATAAACTAAATACACGAATGTAATCATTTATATCATTTCTATCTGTATACTTTTTCCAATATTGTTGAGCAAATCTAGTTAGGTCCGGATAGCTCATTTCAAATTGATCATTTGGATCACCAATATAATCATCCAATTCTACCGGTCCGATATGATTGAAAATTTCTTTGTTATATTGATCGGCTGCACTATAAAATAATCCTAATCGTTCTGAATCGATAGGCGCGTTTTCAAATTTACTTCTTTGTGCTGTATTTTCTGGTGATAATACATTAACCAATCGATTATTATCTAATCTAATTTTTTGGCTACGGAAATTATTACCACCTAAGGAAGGCGCATCGACATAATATGTTTCTACATTATTATCATAATTAGTTTCATTCGCAAATCCACTAGCTGTTGCAAAAGTAGTCATTCCAACACCAAAAGATAATTTGCTTTGATCTGGATGTGAACTAGTAATGCTAGTAATTACAGAATGGTTAAAAGTATTTTGATCGGTACCAAAAACATAATGGCGAGTTAAAGTATCAAATGATGATGTTTCGTTATTACCTACATATGAAGTAGGATTGAAAGTATGCAAATCAAAAGTAGTATCATTAATTTTTTCAATATATTCGCGATATTCTTGAATAGATCCACTTAATCCTTGCGTAACATTAATAGCAGAATTTGCAATGCCGCCTACGTAATGCAATCCACTATCTCGCCAGGATGCATTATAACTTGCACTATTACTGCCGGTCATTGCATTTGTATCAAGTAATACTAAACTTGAAGATATAGCATGAGTAATCCGGCCGATGGCATGATCTGCAGCTTTTTGGCATTTAATATTCCAGGCTTGCGCCGTAGTACTAATATCAGTAGCAGCATCATAAGAAGGCGTAACAGCTGCTTGTACTCTTAAATTCCAATAATCACCATCGAATATAGGAGCATATGGCGTGGAGGATGATACATATCCACTGGATCCAGATATATAAAAGTTAACTCTACCATAATTTGCTGAGCCTGATAATGAACCGGTAGATTCTATAGATACTGACCATTTATCTGATAATGCTAGAACAGACTGTTCCGAGCTAGTATATTGAGATTTAAATCGCAACTCCTGGGTAAATGGTACCGATTGGTATCCAGATACATTTGATAGCGTTACTGCTCTCCAATTAGAAATTACATTACTACCTGTTAATTCTAATCCAAATACTCTACGGTCTTCAATTAATGCTGGGGTATCATTTGCGACCTTAGGTCCGCCATATTCTCTAATTGATAATAACGTTTGTGGAACACCGTAGGCATTCATTAAAGCTTTAATACCGCGGGTGGTACCTTTTGTCTTAAGCAGGTATGGTAAGTTATTAACTATTCTTCTCCATACTTCATGCGTAATCGATTCGCCTGACTTACTAAATAACGATCCGGTAGACTGATAAGAACCTGATTGAGTTAATCCTAATTTATATTGCCATAATTGTTCGGCTTGCTTACCATTAGTTAATTGCCACCCCATTGATTCTGCCATTGGTTTTAGCAGATCGGCTGACATACCTAATTTAGGATGCTCCTCACGGGTGTATAAATTGGTAGCAAGTGCATTTACGTAGGTCCATAATATATCAAAATGCTGACCAATCATATTAACGAACAGATCATATTGATCGTTATTCGCATCATTACGAATGTGTTCTGGTATGGTCTTAGTTAATGAATCATCGTTTGACAAATCATATAGCGAGGCTGTAGATGAAAATCCTGTATACCAACTAGTACCTAGGGATGATGTTGTATGATGATTAACATAAACACCATTTGATAAATATTTTGGCCATGGCTGTAAAGTATAGGTTTCAGCAAATATCGCAGAGCCACTAACACCATGTGTCGTTAAGCTTGAAGTTGGTTCATTATATAACCATCGTTCAAATAGATCAAATGAGCCAACTACATTATCCTTACGTTGTCGATTAACTCCGATATTACCAACAATAGAACCTGAATCAGATCCGCTAGCAGCTGATAATGTACCAATTTGAGTATCATAATGTTCTATAAGCTGTAATTTATATCGGAAATTTAATAATCTTTCTGTTGCCGATGAATAATGTACAAAGTTTTCAAAATTAGTAAAATCAATATTTAAATCAGCTCCTTGCAAGGAACCTGAGAAATATCTATCGATTACTTGCTGGCTTGTCGATAAATTAGTATCTAATAAATCATTCCAGCTTTTGAAATCAGTTTCGGTAACTGTACCATACCCGGTTTCGATATCCCAATTTGGTCCACGTAATGTATTAAACGCATCATCCGCGGCAGGTGGTAAAATATTAACATTATCAATGTATGGCTGTATTAATTCTTCGACTAAATATACACGTTGCTTTTCTTCAACGGTAGTCTCATCAAAGGTACCATAAATTTTTAAATATAAATCATTCTCATCACCTTTCGCGTTAATAATGCGGTATAATTCATTTTCACCAAAATTAACAGAATAGCGTTTATTGATATCATTTATTTGTCCGATTAACTCATCAGTAAATATAGGTGTAGGTTGTTCTTGGTACTCTACAAACCGTAAATGTATTTCATCACGGTCAGGTGCAACTTCAACTATATATAAATCGCGATTATAATAATCACCAATATGATTACGTAGATAATTAAATGCAACTTTAAATTGCCCTCTACGAATATCAAGCTCTTCAAAGGCCTTAACTAACCCAATATCTAATGATGTATCATCATCAAGTATATCACGTACATCATAAACTCCACCAATATATTGAGTTCCGGGAGGAGGTGCATATACATGCATTTCCAGCTTAACATCTTCAAGGCCTTTTGGGAGATCTACATTATCAATATCATAAATAAGCAGATCTAAATCTAAATCACTAAACACCTGGCCACGCTCCGGGGAAGTGGACTCTTTAATCTCCTCAAAATTTTCGTATTGATCTAACGGCATCTAGGAACCTTTTAAATAAATATCGGCTGCTGTTAAATTAGGTTGTTTATAATATTCTCATCTAGGTCAACGGTGGTTGCCAATGAATCGTGGAAATTTTGTATTGATACCCGCATATCCATAATACTTAACCCATCATTGGCCTGGCCGATTTCTCTATTCAATATACCTAGGAAGTGAGTATATGCATCTATAGAATTAGTACGCACTGTTTGCATCTGCGAAATATTAGCGTAAATTGTAGCAATCATTCCTTCGGCATCTATATCATTAATCCGTGCTTGGTAATTATCAAATGCAGTTATAAATGTATCAGCATTTATTTCATTTCTAATTGATTCTAATCGATCAATTCTCTCATTAGCAACTTGCTCTAGGCCTGCAGACTCCGATAATAATTGGTCATATTCAGTTGATAAAGTGTTAATCTTATCTTTATATAAACGTTCCTGGGGTTTACCAAATTCAAATTGATCGGCAGCTCTGCCATATGCTGCTGTCCCTAACGCGCCGGCCGCTGCGCCTGGCGCAGCTAAGCCAAATGTGAAGAAAGTTGCAGCAGCTGCTACTGCCGTACCAATTCCTGAACTGATTGCAGCACCTTCAAAATAATTATCTAACGATCGGGTACCCGTTCCGCGTTTCAATACATTAGTGGAATTTGAAACAACATATTTAAATCGATTATTCTCACCATCGACAATATCATCTGCAACGCGTTTCCAATCAATTAAATCATTTATCTCTACTTGCAATGTGTTGATTAAAATATCTGACTCAAATAGGCCGTCAACTAGCTGCTGTATCTCAGCTGCAATTTGTTCATTTAATGCAACCTTTAACGACTCAGGTGCACTTGAATTAGCGTCAACTAGCCGGTTACCTGGAAATAATTCAGAGCCTCTTGCCCCATTTCGTTGCGGATCATAATATTTTATAGAACCACGTGGCTCATATGGTGCTAAATACTTAACATCAAATACATCAGCTAATTTAAGATAGGTTTTATATTCATCTACTTCTAATGGTCGCAGCGCATGCGGAAATGAATTCCAGATTGGCGAATTGTTACCATCCTCATTTAATATTATAATTACACCAGAATCGGCTAATGTACGTAGCGCGTTACGAAGCATACCAAATCTCCACATCTGGGCATTATTAAAAGCATCTTCGTCTGCCTCAGAAGCACCAATTGGCAACGATTGGTTAAATCCAGACTGGCCGCCACCGCCATTATCAACTCGGAAGCTAATATCACCACCAGTCTCTGTTCCATATAATGTAAGAACATCTAAACTAAAGACCGGACGCCATCTCCCATAAAATAGCATACGACATCCTTCAATGTCATCAGCATCTAGTCTTTCATTATTTCCAGTTAAAGGTTTAAATAATACAATGCGGCCTTCATATTTATCTCGGAGTTTTTCTAATGATGTTGCCTTATCAAAACTGTGGGGCAAATCCACGCCAACTGATTGTCCTATATAATCCATAGGATCTCGGTTGAATGGAGAATCCGGTTCATATCCAGAATTAAACCGTGTTTGTACATTCCAATTATCTAACTGTGATACTTCCACTGGTAACTCTTTAACATACATATTTAATCGCTGGTCTCGAGTTAATGAATTATTTTCTGTTGCCGTAGTAATAGCATCGTTTACAGCATTTAAACTTTCAATTGATAAAGTATCATTTAATGTACGTCGTATTAATTTATTGAAAACCTCTACTTCGATTATCCGGATGGCATTATATCGTTGTTCACGAGCTACCAACATTACCTCGAGGGTTTTATAATCAGGAATGCGATATAATATAGGTCTGCCGTTTACTTCTTTTCCATAAAAGACTTGCAAGTATTCTAAATTCGGAAAGCTATTACCTAATATATAAAATAAATGAATATCAGATGACGGTCCATTCATAGTCCGTATACTTTTCTTTGGCATAATAATAAATTTACCTACGATATCCGGCAAGTCATCAGCATCTATATCTTCTACATCAACAAAATAAGTATACTCGGTATCAATTATTTCATTGTAATTATCACTATCAACAAATGTTAATTTTTGCAATGGAATATTTAATGACTTAGCGTCATCATCACCGTCAATCTGAATAACACCGTTTTCACTTCTATCTAACGGTACTAGCTCAGGATAATGATTTATTGCGCCGGCGGTTTCATATACTGGAGTTACGGTTCTAGCAACATATTCAGCTTCTGCTGCAGATGGTAATTGTGTTAAGCCTGGAAACTGTTCCTGTAATACACTTAATACTATTTGGTTTGAATTAACACCTTCGATATATTCAGTACTATTAGTTTCCATTATCTAGTAACCTTAAAATAAAATCCATCATCATGTATCTGTACATCATCTCCACCAGACCTTTCTACTTTAAGCGCAAATTTATAATACCGTTCTGGCTGGAATGTATTTAATCGCAAATCAATATAGTTACCATTGGCGTCACAACTAATACGAGTGGCAGATGTATCATATGGTATAATCGTTTCATTGGTAACAGTATCTTTTACTGAATAGAATGATGAAGTTGGTAAGCGGTTTTCCGTTAAATAAAATGAACTAGTAACATAAGACTTGCTCGGAAATTCTGGTCTAACTGCTATTCTAAATTTAGCACGACCATCAGCGAAATATTCTTTTCGTATATTTTTAAAATTCAATACATATGACTCGGAACTAATTTCGGTATATGAACCAGTACCGGATAAATTTGAATTATCCCATGCGGCCTCTAATCGAGGAACATATATTGTATGTGTATCCTTGCCAAAGAATTTCAAACTACCTAACGGCTCACCTGATTGTTCTTCTGATTCAGATCGTTTAACAATAAATCCATTATTTGCAAATGAACCAGAGACCCATTCTCTAACAATATCTGTTACATTCATTCTGATATCAGGCGCTTCATAATTAAATGTCTGAGATGCCCCGGATCCCGTATACCATGTACCACCACCCGCAGTCGATACACCATTTGAGCCTGTTGAGCCATTTGCATATCCAGATGTTAACCATTCAGTACCAACTGCTTCCGAGGTACGGTATTGCCAGGATGCACCATTTGTCGTAATAGGAATATCAGCTTCATTACCGGTGCCGTTAACCCATGATTGAGATATGGCATAAGCTTCAAGTGTATATTCAATAGGAAGATCTTCAGAATCCGTAGCTCGTAGATTTAAATAAAATTGAGCATTGGCTCCTATATCACCACTTGATATTGAAGATGATATTGTTGTTATCTCAGGACCAAAATCCATTAAGATTCTAGTATTGAAAGTATTTAATGCAATATTACCATCATTAGGAGATCCGGATGAAATTTTAGTTAATTCCAATATCGGATCTACTCCGGTATTTTTTGTTTCATACCGTTCATATAATGTTGTATCGCGTTTTGGATAAAATAATTGATACATTTGCTATCTTCCTTTATAATTTAACAACTCTTCCTTTGATATCTGTATTCGGATATTTAACTTCGAATATAGATGGATCTAAAGAAGGATATATTATATTGTTACGTGTCGCGGCTTTGATATCATAAACATTACCACTATAACCCGCATTTGTATCAAATACATTTTTTACTTCAAATTCAACGACTGACTGTACACCTTCGACCTTATCTAAATCTGTCATGCAGTTACTAATACTAATCGGACCATTAACTTGATTACGATCATTGCTAAATTTTTCACGCAATACAGATAAACATCTTAATAATACTTCATTTGAATTATAATCAGGTCTTGTTATAATCTCAAACTCAATTTGAACATTAATAATAAATGCATCTTTAATACTTAATGCATCTGTTAATATTCGGTAATTAGATAAATAAGTTCGTAAATTTTCTTTTACAACATTATTAACTGGTACTAAATTTTTATTTGCATCAAATCCTAATAGGTAAACATCTAATCCTAATTGGTTTGCAATTACATCTCTCGGATATTCTCTATCTGCCGTATTTAACTGGCTATCAGGTGCTATATAAGCCTTTTCAACGCTACCATATTTAGCAGGCATCGCATATATACGCATTATATAATCTTCTTTTGTTACTGATCTATATTGAGAAGCAAAATTACCTATAATATTTTGACGTAATGTTTCTACTGGTGGTAAATTAGAACCGCCGGTGGCTGGTGTAGGATTATTAACCGCAATGCTATCTTTAGCATTTTGTAACAATGTAGCATCTACGCCATCAACACTCGTTAAATAAGTAACAGAATCTACATTGGTAATTTCATTTGCACCTACATTATCATCTATACCTTTACCTACTGTATAAGTAACGGTTAATGTAATATTGTTAGGTGCTAATCCATATGTATCAGTATATAAGAAATTAGATGGATCTAAGGCGGCATCGGTAGTACGTGATATGACTGGTAATGATAATCCGACATTAGTTGGATTTGGTATAATAGCTTCATTAACACCACTACTAATACCAGCGCCAAATTGAATCTCAACTCTACCATCATCTCTCAACCGACTAACAAATCGATGTGGAGTACGTGTTAATTTAAGTATATATGGAGCGGTAGACCGGTTTGCCGATAATACCGGATCATTGTAAGATATATTACGAATACTTTCAAATATTGTATCCTGGCCTAAGAATGGTACTTCTCTCCATCGGTTACCAGAATCATCGGTCATACTAACAATTTCAATAATATTATCATCTGGCAATGCTATCTTATCATATATTTTTGGATCACCGAAAGTAAAGGTTACGGTTTTTTGAGTACCCGAAATAACATCTACTTGCTTCTTAAGAAGATAGAAATCAACATTACCTGTCCCGTCAACACTATATACAGAAACATCTAATCCAGAATTGCTGCCAGACTGATGAAAGTCAACAACATCTAATGTACGAAATTTTGTAGCACCATTAGTACTAACAATCATATTCTCATCCATTTCCAATGCATACCGGTAATCTGGTCTAGCAGCGGTACCAGTTCCAATTGCCGGTACGGTCTGGAAAACATCTAATTTAGCAACTGATGAAGCTACATTACGTGTCTGTACACCATAGAACTGAGATAACCGTAACATGTTTTCGGTTTCTTGAGCATATGGTAATAATGTTTCCTTTAAAGAATAATCAGTGTAATATGAAAGAACGTCTCCTACATATGAAGCCATTTCCAAAAACATCATTCCTGGCGATGACTCGTTAAAATCATTATAAGTATTAGGAAAATAGTTTTTAGTAAAGTTAATCAGGTTAGCTCTAAACTGCCCAAAATCTTTATTTAAATACTTTACGTCCTTTTCTACATATTCCGGCATTTTTATTCCTCTATAATATCAGCCGCTGTATCAGACTGAAATAATACTATTCTTCTATTAGCACCTCGTTCGGTTACTCGGAATACTATACTTATACGCACCGTATTCTCATCTGGATATACTTCTGCCGTAACTTCATCTAATATAATATAAGGCAGCCAGAAATTAATTACTTCTGTCAAATCACCTTCAATATCAGAAACTTCGTCCGGTGTAATTGCAATGCCACCCCCTGCTGTAATATTACCAAATACATAATCAGGTACTGGACTACCAAAGGTTGGCAACATAAATCTTTCACCTCGACGAGTTAACAATAAGTTCTTTAAGTTTGAAATCGCTTGGGCTTCTGTTGTATATGTTGTAGAGAAAACAGATCCGCCTCCGGTATTAGCATTATATGCTTGTGTCGCGGTCCGGCCGCCTGCAGCATTATTAAATGGTAATGCAACTCCTATGCCTACATCTGGCTCGAGGTCTAATGGTTGATATGTAAATGTTTCTCTAGCCACTTATCAACTACCTTTCTTTTTATTGATTGCTGACATCAACGCAGAATAATCTTTTGTAATATTATCAACTACCGCTGCTACTTTTACATTTGAAGTATCAACTGGATTATCATTAATATCAGTTACGGGTTGCTGAACATGTTGTCTCATCATACCAAATCCTTGAGCGTCATTGCTACCAAAAGACAATGTATCTTGTGATACCATTGGTTGATCACCATACATTTCCTTAGGATTCATTGTTAATGCTGTTTCATTTAATAAATCATTTAAAACAGAATCTTTAGTAAAGGATGTATCTCTTTTTCTAGATACTGGCTTTGGTGTACGTGTTTCTTGGTACATATCCATGCCATGTTTCATACTTTTTCTATGATCCGTTTTTTGTTCTTTAAGAAGTGTACGCATTTCAGCCCTGACGGCCTTTCGTACTTCTTCACTAATTAATTTTCGCATAACTTTAACAAATGATTTGCTATCCATGAGTCTTCCTTTTTTATAAATATATGTATAGTGTAGTTTAGGTGATTCCAGACCAGGTGATAATATTTATCGGTAATGTACTGCCTGGAGGCATAAATCCTATATAAATGCCAAACAGCGTAGATAAATGGTTACGGAATGCTTGTGCCAATAATTGAGCTGATTGTTCATGAGTATTACCAGGAGTAAATGCTAACATTAATTCCGCCTCTAATTGTTGTGGTACTCCTGGAAATAATACTATAGGGCTAGGTATTGCAACTAGTGGATCGCCTACGATTGGACCACCAGTAATTGCATTTCGCAACTCATTTTCGTTTATAGGAACAGTGCTATCAGCCATTGCTTGATCCATGATATCGTTAAATTGTATATTTGGAATAAAGAATCCTGCTACTACTGGAGCTATTGTTGGTGGTGCTGCTGGAAATGGATTAAGAATGACCCCACCGGGACTCCAATACTTTATTATACCATTAGCTAACCCTGAATATGAGCTAGGAGTGGTTGACTCTGCAGATTTTTCATTAGCACTAAATACTCCTTCAAATGCATTTATTAATATATCAATCTTCGGTACTAATGTTGTTTGGCCGAATTGTGTCTGTGCCGGAGCTGTTGCGATTAAGTATTGTGCGGCTAGAAATTTCGCAGATTCTTTCGCGCTACCCGCGGGCGCCGTTCTAAAATATGCAGCAACGGATTGTTCAAATGTATTCCACTGTGCCGGCATTATTGTCGCATTGCTTTAAGCTGACCTAATAACAGTGTCAACTCAGGTACGGCACCTGGCGCACCAACCGTTGGACCGGTACCTGTTAAATATTGATACTGTGGGCTAGCAGATGCTTGTTCCTGGAGCAATGATATTAAATCTTCTAGTACAGTAAATAATTCATCTAAATCCATTGCCCAATTCGGAGTTGCAACTGTTACTGTTTTCTTAGCTGATAATATAACCTCATCTTTCTTGCTATTGAATACCAATCGGTCCGATGTAATTACTACCTGCGCGCCGGAATATGTTGAACTAGGCTGTACCCCAGCCACGACACCTAAGTTAGATTGAGCTGATTTGAATTTTGGTAACTTTTGATCGCTAGTTAATACTATTAAACTTTTTGTAGCATCAAAATCTTCGTTAACGGTTTTATTATCACCATCCTTTTTCCATCCATTGGATAATATCGTAATTGGCGATTTGTTACCTCCTTGAAATATACCACATGGTTTATTTGAATATTCGGTACGACCTTTAGTCCAGCTGGTAGAAAATCTTAATCCAGAGCCAAATCGGCTACTAAATATTATATCACCTTCATATGGTTGTAAGGACGATACACGGTCTTCCTCCTCCCATGATGGTGAGGACTTACACTTACCTACGTTCCAATCGAACTGTTCTGTACGGTTGTCATTTGCCGCCTTAAACCAATATGTCCCAGGCGTAGGATTAATATTTTGATTATTGAATATATTAACCGTATTGAGATAATAATATTGAGTGTCATATACTAGCGTATCCGTTGCTTCACCCGGTCCGGTACATATCAAAACTACCTCACCTATTATAGGTACAGTGAATCCATATTTGTTAAATGGTCGAATGCCATTAATAATACTTGAGTTTCTTGAACTCAAAGGCCGTACGGATATTAGGTTGTTTACTTCTGGCGGAAGTAGTGGCACGGGTGCTGGGCTGTTAGGAGCCTTAAACCTATCACCAAAATCATCAGGAGTCTCAACTACTTCAGCATAGAAGAAATTTGCATTCACTCTTCATTCTCCTTTTGAATCTGAGCTAATTCTTCTTCCGCGGCTTGCATTAACCTTTCGCGTTCAAGTTCAGTCATACCAAAATCATCACCTACATCTGAGGCCTTACTGGATGTTGATACTAATCGCTGCACGATTGCAGCTAGTTTAACTAGATGATCGTCGTTTTTAACTTGAACATCTAGATACTCTTTCATTATAGGAGCTATTATAGTAGCATCTCCTATATTCTTAATAAGAGGTCTTAATTCTTGTATTAAGGTGGTTATTTGCCGGTCTTTCTTTTTGGAATTATGATAGATATCTTTCATAAGATCCGAAAATGTAGTACCGTTAAATAGTTCGAATTCCGAATTCATACTAACCCTTTATTATAAATATGGTTAGATTGTATTCTGATGCATCCTACCTGTTTGTTGATAATTAAGGAACATTCGTTTGAAGTCAGACTTCATTACATTGATAACTCGAGTTATGTTTTGAGTTTTGAATCCGGTTCTTTCTCGAATAAGAATATACAATGCTTTCTTATTGAAATTTTCAATGTTATCACGTATACGGAATAATTCTAATACCGAATCCGCTACGGCAATATCCTTGCGGTTGGTAAATACTTTATTCAGATTCTCATCATACCATTCAACATATAAATTAATAAAATCTTTCAATTGTTCCTGATAATCTGTATACCCCATTTCTGAAGTCAGATTACGTTGGTCATCAATCTCAACCAATTCCGCTTTACGCTTCATTCGCTTGTAGTTCGTATTGTTCTGAATGATTAGATAATTCTTTGCGATGATAGAAAAGTATGAAAAGGCTTTACCTTTACCTTCTTGGAATTTATGTATCTTTTCGTTTAAAAATGCAACAACTTCGTGTTGCACATCCTCGGATGGAACATCGAAATAATAAAATTTAAAAGTATGTATGATATTTTCTGTTAACTTATCAAATGGATACTTGATATGTTCCTTATATATTTTTGAACGTTGTACAGAATCTTCTGTCTTATTATATAAGATAATAGCATCCTCTGTTTCTTGTGTGAAATAAAAATTCTTAGTTTTCTTCCGCCCCATCAAATTCTTTGTTTAATTCTTCTACAATATCTTTAAGCGTATTAAAGATTACTCCGGTCTCATCATCTGCTTCAAAGGAACCTATACGATCTAATTGACGTATATATGAATAATTATTATTTGATTTTTTACGTACTGATTCAAAGAATACTTCATATCTAGAATTAGATGATTCTAATTGTTCAACATATTCTTCCACATTTTCTAATTTGCGTAATAGATTAATTATAATTGGAATTAATATAACTAATATTACTGATACTATACCTAGTGCCCATTCTATCATTCAAATAACCCTTTAAAGATATCATCAACTTTATTATCGGATGATGATATTGATTTAGCATTTATTTTTTTAACCGGTGCCTTTTTAGGTGCATTACTACTACCCGTCTTCCATCTTTCATATTCTATAACGGATGCCATATGGTCTGCATGATGCAACACAATTGGCAAACTAACTCTTAATCTGGAATCTGGAAATCTAGATATATAATATGGTTTATTCGATTCATCATATAATCCATCATGGATACGAATGGCCTGGTATTCATTCCAAGATACTTTTACATTATATTGCTGTAACATCCATAAACCTAAATCAGGTACCATTGCAAATGGATTCTCTGGGTTCACTTTATAGATGCGTCCTTGATTCTTACGATGCCATTCAGAATCATTTGGAATATATATTTCACCATTCTTACCTGGCCAACCTACTTTACCGAGATCGTGATGAATAGCGGCAAACTTAAGTTCGTTCATGTCATATCCAGACATATCCGATCCCATTGCTTCCCATGAATTATAAACCGTAGCGGCACAATCATATACACGTAATATGTGGTCTACATAACCACCCGGAAATGCATTATGGAAATGTTCCATACTTGAAGCAGGCATTAACATAATGCGTTCTTCAAATTCATCATATATAACGTTTAGAGCTTCTGCTCTATCTGGAAACTCTTTGTTTATAATAGTTCTTAAACGGTTCCAATTCTCTTGTATTTGTTCAGCTGTTAGTTTCATATATCTTTATTTAATAAACAATATAATAAAATAATATTAAAGTTCCAAATGCTTTGTAACGCAGGTAGAGCATAATACTGCTACTACATCATCCGTGGCTCTAACATACTTATCACATAATGAATACCGGTAGTATTTATCTTCTTTATCAGATCCACGACATATCATATGACGATCGCCATTGATAGTTTTTGTTTTGAAATTATACTTTGATTTTTTTGCCATAACTTTTTATTGATTTAGTAACTAGATACACTTCTTGTTTTAGTCGGCACTGCCGGCTTAGCTTCTTTTTCTTCAATTACATTTTCCTCGATGAGAGGTGCCTCTTCATCGATATCTTCAACCATGCTATTTAAGACTTGGTCTAAAGCATCATCTTCATCAAATTCCGTCGGAGTATTTTTTTCTTCTAACATATCTTCTTTTTTAGTGTTATAAAATATAGTATTAGCAGCAATTACTAATGCTACTGCTAATGGATCGAATACTAGCATTAATGCAATTATAAACCAATTCACTACCTGGTCTATTGTTTTACCTGTTAATTCGGCAATATACTTTAATGGACCAATCTCAGCTGCTATATCAGAATCGGTTTCCATGTCTAATTTAATTAAGTCAATCCGAGTTATAGAATCTGTTAAAGCTTCTTCTCGCAATGATAATTTATCTCGCTGTACCTTTGAATCATCTAACTGCCGCTCTAATACCTTACGCGTAGCACTTGAAGTTGTAGTAATAATATTACCTTCTTCATCTTTATATTGTATTACATTGTTGGATAAGCCTCGAGATAATTCCCTAATACTTTCTGTTAAGGATTGCCTTTCAATGCTTATATCATCTAATTGAACCTGGTATCGACTTCGTTTAAGGTCATATACGGCTACATTCTTATCTATCACCTCTAGTTTATTAGAGGTCTCTGAATATGCGGCTGATAGGTAACCATATATACCACCTGAGGTAATAATCATCAATACCCCAACTGCAATTGTTAGATATGTCTTTAGGAACTTACCTAACTTATCCCAATACTGGTATAATAATGAGGCTACTACTAGTTTAGCTATCTCGAGGGTGCTGGTCATAATAATAACCTGCATGCTAGCACCAGCAAACATTTTACCTAATCCAGTAACTGAATAGAACGCAGCTGATAATGAAACGGCTACGGCAGATATTATTACTAGTATAGGAAGTAGTTTACGTTCCATTACTTCCGGAAAATAAATTATTGAATGCTAATGCGCTCCATAGCAAATTGAATTCTACGTCTGATTTCATTTAATCGCCTTACAGCTTCATTCGTATCGATAGCTTTTTTACTTGCTAAATCGACAATCATTTGTGACATATTATCTGCCTCATCTAACCGTCGCAAAATTTCATCTTTATCTCTTACTTGTCCCATGTTAAAACTCCTTTTCTAAAATTAATCCCTGTACAGGATTACTATTATAAATATCGCGATACCTAAGAATCACCAGCTTAAAATAGATCCATGAATTAGATAAATAAGTATAGATTATAAACATTAAAATAACGTATCATGCTTTTGGTCATACACCCATTCACCGCACTCATAATCAAGGAACTCCATTTCATCCTCAGTTAACTCTCTAACCGTTTCAATCTTCTTACCTTGGTGCTCCGTAATGGAAGTAAGGTATCCGGTTTGGAAATAAGCATCGGTAAAATCCGGATAATCAGAACCACTTACATTTTGCAAATCTTCCAACTCAACCCGACCTTCACGAATCGCTTCTAGAAGGTGCAGGCTACTAACAAGCTGCTTAATACGGTTTAGGTTATTGCTCTTATTCTTGGCGCTAGCTATAATCTGCTGAATCTGCACTCCGGGGTCAAGGTCATCACCACCCTGGTCCTTTGTCCATTCTGGATTGGCAACTGCCTTATTTGCAATCTCTGCAATCGCACTCATTTCTGGTGACTGGTTCTCACCCTTTGCCATTTTGGCTACTCTCTTAAAATACTCTATCATATCATTCATTCTTTAAAGGTTATATCTAAAGATAGGGAATTGAATCCAAAGTACCAAATTAATTAATAATTAACTGGCATCGATTCCCGCTGGCGCTTAATCTCTGCGATTATCTCGGCGCCTTCCTCAGTATAGGTTTCATACTCAAGAAACTCGGTGCATTGGTCATTCCAAGTCACATTGCAAATAAAGTCCCCATTTGGTTCAGGCGATTCAACATTTACAAACGCCTTAGGCTTAGCAATTCTAAGCGATTCTGCCATCTCACATGCCTGGCGCATGGTAATATTCTCAAGCTTAATCACGGTCTTGGCCGCTCTCATTGCTTTCATAAAATGCTCATACCACAGATCTCTATGGACGGCTTTATTGAAAGCTTCAATTTTACCACGAACAACGTCATCAACGCCAATCGTAATATTTAACTCATCATGCACTCGGGTCATAAAATCTTGATTCATCTTACTCATTCTTTAAAGGTTTATATCTAAAGATGGCGAAAAGATCAACGCGAACCAAATAAAAGTTGAAAAAAGTTACTCTATTATTTCTGCTTCTGGTATTTGTATGCAGAACCATAGCTTACCATCACGACGTAAGACGGTATCGGCTCCGAGATGTTCTTTCCATGCATTAATAATAGGCTGGTGATGTTCCCATACAGTTCGTTTAACGACATATAGGTTATCGTTGTATTTGATTATATGATCGGTTGGACTCATGTCGTATATGAACGTATTCGAGGTAATAAACTGATAAGCAGGTCGGTCTAGTTAATTACTTAATTGTAACTAATTGAGGTTTGTTTTCCTCTGATTGCGGAATGCTAAGATGTAGCAATCCGTTTTGGAGTTTAGCGTCTAGCCCACCTAGGTCGAACTTTCTACTAATTCTCCAGCCCATATTAAAGGCTCGTTTTGCGATGTTACGCTGAATATATTCCACAGGATCATCGATCTTGTCTTTTTTGTATTCAACGCGTAAGATATCTCCTTCGATAGTGATATCAATATCTTTCTTTGTTAGACCAACACATGCAATATCGATATTCAATGAATCATTTGACTCATAAATATCTACTGGATGCTTAAATCTGATTTGGTTGAATGGAGCGAATTCTCCATCTGCAATAAAAAAATCCTTGAAAAGGATGTCGAATGGCGATGTGCCAAAGTGTGTTAAATTTCCCATAATAAATCTCCTTAGATGATTTGTTAATTAATAAAAAGTGACCGACCTGCTAAGTATCAGTCTATAATAAATATACTAGTTAGGACAAATTGGATTAGCTCGTCCTAGGATGGTATAACATTTGTAATATCGATAGATGTCATGTTCTCCTTTTTTAGCGTCCTTTACTTGTTCTAATATAACGCCATCATTTACGACCATTTTAAATATCCATGCCCGTAATAATTTAAGGCTGGTACAATTAACGTGTAGCCTACCATTATACATAGATAATACTAGTCTAGATCTAGTAGTAAAATCATAATATTCTTCATGCGCAATCGGATGGTGAGGGCTTGTTAATGATTCTAAATTTTCTTCAAGATCTATTTCAATCTCTTCCTCCATCTCCTCGAGGCCGGAAGTTAATGAATATTCTTTATTTACGAACTGGCAATCCCATAAGAATTCAATCTTCTCATACGATTTGAGTTCTCTTAAGAATTCAAAATCATCTCTTGTTATGTGAAGATCGTCTAAGTTCATTTATATATATTTGAGCTGCAACACGTGTATAATCAGTGCCATATTTTTCAAAGTGAGCTTTAAATCCTGACAGAAATTGTTTTAAATTTGACAATCGCTGTTCCGAATCTTTAATTTCTAGAATATCAGCAATCGCTATTTCCATTTGTTCTGAAATCATCTAAGCCTTATTTTTATATAAATATGTTACGCGGGTAGTAACCTGGGCAGGTATTACCCTGCCCTACGTTACTTTACCGGCCGGACATTCCTAAAGAATATCCTTTATTAACCGCTTCTTTGGCCTCACGAACTGTTTGCTCGATAAGATTAAGCTCTGAGAAGGTTAATGGGAATCGCTTATTACCAATTTCAAATGTACCTACTACCGGCTTATTTGGATTATCTCTAAATTCATCCACACTATAATCTGATTTAATTTCGAAATCAATTGAATTATAAAATTTACCTAATTTTTGCGTACGCTTTTTATCAAATCCAAAACTGTTATTAATTCTACCCATCTTACTTATAAATAATTAAACTAAACATACCATCCGCGAAGGAATGATCTAAAGCTACATACCCTTTTTTGTCTGCAACTAATTTTAAAACTCTATTTAGAGTGTCACCGGCATTAAATACCGATATAGCTTCCACATCATCATTGATGAGGTCACTTGCAAGTAAAAGAATCACTCCTTTCTCACATTTATCAAACATTGTTAATACTGTTTTATCAAAATATTCCATATCAGATGTAACGGTATCAGCATCATATCTCATATTAAGAGATCCAACGTTTATACACCAATCGGCCATATCATATTGAGCGGTATCATTCCAATCACCACAAATAATTTGTGCGTTAGGATATACCTTAAGGCCTGCTTCGATAAGAGGTTCACTTAAATCAATACCTCGGTAGTTTGGTTCCTTATTATATGTCTGCGTATACCAGGCATAAAAGTCTCCACGACCACAACCAAAGTCCATAATGGTATCATCGTCTCCGAAGTAAGGTGCAATTGTAGAATAAATACCAAACTGCTGTTCTCTGTTACCATATCCAACAGCTTCTGGTGCATATTCTAAATAATCTTCTGGCAATGCCGGATTATCCATTTCTGGTAATTCTGCCGCATTATCTTCTTCCGGTGGAAAGTTTTCATTGTAAGCTTCTACCTGCAAATCTTCTTCCTGGATATCAATTTCCTTTGCGAAATCTGGATCGATCATTTTCTTAATTAAGTTCTTAACTCCCATTTGCTCTCCTTTTATTTCTACGTCTACTATAACGTGATTTTTTTCTCTCATCCGAACTAAGATTCATTCGGTTAGGATGCGTTCTATCAAAATGCTGTTTGGTGCGTGTTGATAAAGCTGCATACTCCCATGCTAATGAAGGATCGCTTGTAGCAGGCATTAAGAATTCTTCATTTAGATTTAATTCCCCTGCCTGTACAAAACATTCTCCGTTCATACCATGATGTAATTTTGCATCCGGATATTTAAGCAGGACTTTTTTCTGTTCCTTCGTCATCTAGCATCGTTGTCATGTTATTAAATAGGTTAGGCTCTTCACCATTTAACCAGAAAGCGGAAGGTTGAACACCATCAGCATAATTACCAATCCATCCTACTTTAAGATTGGTAGTAATATCGCCGGTATCAATTAACTTATCAGTTAACTCGGAATCGATATATTGATTTAGTTTCGGCTTATCTACAGCGCTATAGCTATACATTGTGCCTTTTTCGGACATTACATCATAAGTATCCCCAGTGTTTTTATTGCGGTGGATATCTACTACTTGTCCAACTTGATTTGAATCATAATACTTGATTATGACATTTTCTCCAATACTATACATTTAAAATTGTTTAGAGGGTTATTAAATAACTTTACAAATTCTGGATTGTGAAACTCCTTTCACTTCAAATTCAACTCCATCATTTTTGAAGTCTTCATTTACTTTGGTTTCTGCATGTGTTACTGATACGGCATCAACAAGATAGGATTCCGTAGCCCACTTAACACCCTTAGGGGTATCAGTGGCAATTTTTACTTTTGCTACATAAAATGGCATAACTGATTGTTTAAAATTAATAATTAAGAATAATATAAGTAATTGGTTTCAATAAACCAAATTAAATCTTAAAATTGTTTTGGGATTGGTATATCGCGGCGGCCACCTCGCTTACGCATATTCTCCAATTGGTCGGCAACATCTAATTCAGCATTTACCATATAATATAATGCTGACATTTCACCTAAGATACCACGAAGGTTGCGATACATTGTATGTGACATTGGTCCACCGGAAGATGCTTTCTTAGCTGTATCCGCGGCCGCCTTTAATCTTGTCGCTATTCCATCGCGCAATTGAGTCCGGCTATAAGTACCAAATCCTTGCACATTGATTTCTGGATCAATTGGATCAAAATCTTTTGGATCTGCTAAAGTGCCGTACGTCTTATCCTCTTTGATAACACCAGCAACTTCTTCTTTTAACTTTGTACGTATATCTTTCATTAGATAATTTTTTTTGTTTCGTTCAATGATTGCTTACGGTAGTCAGTGATCAATTTTTTCATTTCACTAATCGCCTTTCTTGACTTAACGGCCGCTGTCTTAAATCCATTCGAAGCAAATCGGGTATGCTCTGATTCAAAGGTATCCCATAACTCTTTCATGGACTCATATAATTCATGTGACGTTTTACTCATTGTATAATCCTTTCAAATAAATATTAAGCATATTCAAATTCAGAGCCCATATCTAATTCACACCAGGATTGATAAAAATTCATTCGCAATAATCTTTCATTAGCAATATCCAAATCCTGGTATATTAATTCTCCATCTAAATATACCTCTCCAATCATGGTTTCATCATCCACGAAGAATTCTAGCTCATCACCATCTAAAGCTGCACCTGTATTTAAATTTTCTAATGTAATCATCATAACTTCCTTTAATATAAATATCCAAGTCAGGCCACATTATTCGGCATTAAAATTTAAAGATCATGGTTTAAAAAATCTCGTTGCTTATCTATTGCATTTTTTAATTCCATAGGTTCCAAATCATTCGATTCTTTCCTAGGTGCTTCACTCGCCTTTGTTTTACCGGTCTTATCCAGGATAACCCAGGCTGGTTGCTTCTTTTCGTCTTTAATATACTTAAAGAACTTAGCCTTTGGATAATTGGTTTTAGTCGATAAATCTGTAACGGTATATGAATTGTCATCATTTACCTTTGTTATAGTTCCTTCCTTTGGATATCCCAAGAATTGGTATTTAACTACATCTCCTAATTTAGCTTTCATTATCTTTGTTTTGTGGTAACCCCTCGGACCATGCAACGCCTATCATATAAAATACTATGATACTTGACGTCGAAACGATTAAAAGGTCTAATACTAATTGTGCTATCATTTAATCTGGTTTAAACATTCTTGGCGGATTTCAACATTTCCATCTGTCATTGCTTCAAGTAGTACTGCCTTTTCTTTAAGGTATACTTTAGAAAACTTAGGATCATGCTCTGTAATGCTAAGAGTGTTATCAAATAGGTCACAGTATTTAACTGTTTGAGCATCGGCACTGACTTTAGACAATCGATCGGCTTCCATCGCCTTTCGGGTCTTTCGGTTTAGGTCTGGATATTTAACCTTTTCAAATTCATCAGTAAGGTCAATAACCATATCTAAAATATCTTCTGCCGAATCTTTTACAGCAACTGTACAAAAAAGAAACTGGCCAAGCTCGTCGACACTTACATCTGTATCTTCAAGTACATCATGCAAGAGAGCCGCGGCTTGCATTTCCATGCTACCACCAATTTCAGCGACTTTATTAGCAACTGCTATAGGATGTACAATGTAAGGCTCTCCGGTATACTTTCGCGTTTGTCCTTGATGCGCAATCGCAGCGAAATGCAGTATTTCATTTAACTCTTTTTGTATCATTGGAACATTGGCTTTTGACGTGGACATTCTTTAATGGTTTTTGGATCAACTGGCCATAATGGACAACGATCAACCGTAACTTGAAACTGGTTATGCAGATTGGTATTAACACCAATGAAATCTGCAATGCCAATCATTCGTCGACCTTTGAAAATAAACTCGACTCGCGTACCTAACAGGTGACGGAAGTCTGGATGGCTCATATTGAATAACTGTTCTTTCATCTCTCAATCTCTTATATCTAAAGATAGCGAAATGAGCAACGCGAACCAACCTTTTTAGAAACTTTTTTTAGAAACT